CTAGTTTTCTTTGTCAGTCGGAATCATATAGATCCTTCTGATATGGAGGTCCTTAGCCAGAAGTTGGTTAGACTCCTGGACTGCTAGTGAGCGGTCTAAAGATACAAATTAAATTCAGTCTACTAGTCACACAGATAAACCAAGGGGTAGATATCTACTCCGGAGGATGCTTTCGCAGAGCCTCAGGGTTTGTTTGGGTGATTGGTTTCGGACCGAGGTCCCTTCTGGTAAATTACCCAGGAGAATCACTCACCGTAAGGTGGAGTTGTCACAAGTATTACCTATGACCATCCTATTCTTTGGATGTGCCTCATTTGTTTCCCGAGGCTAGGTACTCTTAATGGTCTCGGTCTAGAGTATCGAAGACCGCCCTGTCGCATACGTTAGAAATCTTCGTATTGTTCGTCTCTCAATCTATTCATTACTGCGGTTTTAATCGCAGGAGTAAATAGCTGGAAGGCTAATGAATACGGTAGATCTTCGCGATGATGGATCCCATCAAGGAAGACATCGTCCTCTTTGAAGAGCACTCCTCTAACCATATAGGTAAAAGAAGGTGCTAAACCAGATGGGGTCTGGACTAGTTCAGTCCATATCCCAGTCTGATCTGGACCCATCGCAGCAAATTGCGCCCCAGGAGTAAGGGTTCTAGGAGTATCGTCCCCTATGACGTTATCTACCTCGGGTATCACTGTCTGAGGTGTTTCCATTGTTATCACCTCAGTCCCTTCATCTAGTCCCATTGCCATCCCTATGATCGGTAGACATCGCTGATCTAGATTACGAGCTAGTGATTTCGTTAGCCAGTTACGGACCGAGCGGAAGGTCTTTAATAAGGCCGACCGCTTCGCTCCTCCGAAGTCCAATGAACTTCGTTCAAAGAAGTTTGGATTAGGTAACGCGGCAATCGCATCCCTTATCTCCTCAATCCGTAACCAGATCTCATTGAGATCGTCTAAAGACGGTCTTTCTAAGGTCTGGAGCCTTTCCTTTAGGTCCTTCAAATCGATCTTGAGTTCAGCGACCAATGGGACGACGACGTAGATATTCCATGCCTCGGCTTGGAGATTCTCATCATCGAACCAGACATCGACGTTACCGCCATATGTCGAGTCAGGGTAGATAACCTTTTCAAGTTTCTCCCTGGCCTTATCAATCGCGGAGCTCGCCTTCGAAGAGAGGGAATCAAAAAGGGACTCTCCTATTTTTAGGAGAACGGCCTGCGGAACATCCTGAATAATACCTGGTTGTTTCTGTAGGAGCCATTGAATTACTTCAAGGCCCCATGGAGACCCAGGTCTAGACAAGAGGATCGCAAGCCCTTGGAGACGAGTTTTCGTCTTAAGCACAGTAGTTAACCGTGCGATAGAACGATAACCGTAACCTAGGACTTTGGCAGAAACTCGGAGTGCCTCGAAGAGGTTCCGATTCACACCAAAACGTGTCAGAACTTGTTCAAGAACAGTATGGTCGGCTTTCGCCACACCTATCGCTGCTAGAGAAATAGCTGACACATCTTTCCCTTTGGAGAAGGTCCGCTTCGCGAACTCAAAACCTCCGGTATGCGAGATCAACGACTTCGCAAGTCCATACTCTACTCCTATCTCTAAGAGCAAAGTCTGGTAAGCCAGGGCTACACCGTGATCGGCGATCACAATGTCGTCTCCAAGCAATGCATAGGCCTTAAAAAACCTAATTTCCTTTGTCGCGCGGTACGCTGCGAATTGGACTAGGAAATGATGGGTTAGGGAGAAAGCTGCCCAACTGGTCAGAGCGCCCATTGGCTGCCCTGAACCATACAGCAACGCCGTATCAGCTTCGGGACCCCGGACCCCTTTTGGGGCTTGGGGTGTGAGATAGTACCGGAGAACCAGTAACCTAGCCCACAGAGCTCCCAATCTCGGTCCAATCAATACCGAGAGTACCGCTTGC